TTAGCGTCTACTAATTCTTTAGCCTGTTTTGCAAGTTCATCCCCTTTCTTTGACTGGCTTTGCTTTGTCTGATAATTAGCTACAAGTTCTTCCATGGTAACTCTGCTGTCCTCACCGTCAATTTTAACGGGAACCTCAAAGCTCATATCAACCTCGTAGTCTTCATCTTCTTCAGTATCGTCTTCTTGGGTAGCGTCCTTAGACTCATCCTCATCTTCTACTTCTTCGTCTGTATTATCTTCCTCAACTTCACCAACTTCTTCAGCGTCCTCTTCGGTGTGTGGATCATCACCTTCGAGTTCTTCTGTGGCTTCTTTACTTTCTTGGGTAGCAGCTTCAGGCTCTAAGCCTAAAACCTCATCCGCCAAAGCATCAAAGTCAAAGTCTGAAACTTGCGACTCATCCGTTTGGGTAGCTTCGCTATTTATTTCTGACATATAGTCTCCTATTATTTGTAGGAGGGTCTATCTAAACCCTCGCATCTCTCATCATTAGTTCTTAAATAGAACCTCTTACTTTTTCTTACATTTATCACCATGCCATCTTCCATGCATAGCCTTAGTATTCTCTTCACCACAATGTTCACATTTAATAAGTGTACTAACCTTGGCTGTAGTTTTAGTAGGTAACATACCTTCCAAACTAACCTTAGCTTTTACTAACTCATTGAATGCAGAAGCATTAGAAGCAACTCCTCTACCTGTTGATATAGCTTTTATTTGAGAAGCTATACCTTCTTGCACCTTACTTAGCGCTTGTTCAATCATCACACATCCTCTAGTTCTCGAGATTTGTTATTTTTAGCTGTAATAGAATTCTCGATGTTTCTAATAACAGCCCCTTGACTAATAGCTAACTTATAGATAAATTCTCTACGCTCTGTTTCATAGTGTTTGGTTTCTAACCAATCTTTAAACAAATTGTTAAGGATATCCTCAGTAACCATAGTCATGGTTTCTTTCAGCTTCTCACATTGATAGCCCTTAGTAAGGACTCTCTGTGAATCATCATACACTGAAACCTTTTTAGGTTTCCCATCAGAATCTTTTTTATAATCCTGATGTCTATTATATTTACTCATTCAACTCTCTCTCATCGTTATTGATCACCCATCAGTTGTGATGGATCCATTCCCATTTGCTGGGCCATTTGCATGGCTTGCTCAGGGTTCTGCATAGCAGCTTCAGCCATTTGTTTACCTGCTTCTGCTGCTTGTTGTTCTTCCGCTTCTGTATCTTGATACAAACTTTGGAAGTCTACTGTTACTTGAGGAGGAATTTGAGCTCCTTCAGTACCCATAGCTTTAACGGCAATCTCTGCCCACTTACGATTAGACTCATCTTCAGCTTGTAGTAGCTGTCTCTTATTGTCAATCTTCTTATTATCAACCTCAGCCTTAATAAGACCGATATTAGCTTTAGCTGTATCTCCCTCAAGTTGAAGTTTAGCCATCTGAAGCTCTTCTCCTTTCTTGGATTGCTCTTCAGCTTCCTGCTGCTTCTGTTGAATCTGCTGTTGACCAGCTTCATCTTCAGGGTCTACTAAGAACCTAGTAGGATCCATTCCCATATTCTCAATTATATCTGAGGCTAAGTTGAATGAAGCCATAGGGTTTATGTAGGCTGCCGCACTCGGGTCCTGTGCCATCATAGGCAACAATTCTGCAAGTTGATTAAGCTTCACACCCACATTCATATTAGAGTTTTCACCTAAGTTAGCCTGAACATCTAAGTCCATATTAGAGGGCATTAGCTGTAAATCTTCAGATGTGATGGAAGCGTAACCTTTCCCATTGCTGTATCTTAGAGGATTTTTTAAATTACTCTTCATCTCTCTAAGAACTCCACGACAGAGATCTTTAATCCCGCTTTCTACAAAGCGTCTAGCTACATGCTCAATACGTACTTGAGCAGCGTTCTGAGCACCAGCCATTTTAGCTTCTGAGTTACCTGATACATACAATGCATCATTTAAACCCATAGCAGTCTTAGTAAGACCAGTGGATTGTTCTTTTTGCAACCCTAAGAACTCTAACATACCAGATGTTCCTGGAGAGATAGGCTCAGGTTGTAATTGTTGTACTGCTGCAGCAGGATTACCGTTAGTGGCAATGATCTGCTTAGGCATTGGGTTCTGTAAGGCAGAAAAATCTACCACATTAGGATCTGCTAGTGTTCTACCGTAGTTTCCGAAGTAAACGTTCTCTACGAAGCCTCTTAAGATGGCAGTAGTAGCTTGTGTCTGACTACGTGCCATATCTAGTAGCGATAACCCGTAAAATTCATGAGGAATCTCAATAGGGTTCAACATAGCTAGAGGAATGTAAGAAACATCGTCCTCTTCTAGGATAACACTACCAGCTTTAATGACATGCTTAAGTTCTGCTATACCATCGCCATCTCTGTCAGAACGAATCCAACATTCAATGACAGTTACTGTGATATTAGCCTCTTCTTCTTCGGTATCTGAGTTAAGATTCCAAGTTTTCAGGCCTGCAGCATCTTTTCTAGCGAAATTACCTATATCGAAATCATGAATTGATGATTCTTCACCTAAATCAGAGATATCACCACTAAAGTCAGGCCAGTTTCTTCTAATATCTGAACGAGTCATATCAGTAACAATACCAACGAACTTAGCGTCAGGAATAGAAGAAGCTGCGGTATCAATGATGAAAGATTCAGGCGCAATATTTCTTAATTTAACACCTGACTTGTCAATCTTTCTTCTTAGTCTTACGTCTGTGTAGGTTACTACTCCATTACCTATTAGAGTAGTTTCCTCATCTAAAGATAAGTCACCAATAATCTCTAAGTCAGGATCAGCGAGTAATTGGTCAAGAGAAACTTCATCAATAGAATCATATTCCTCTACTTCATAATCGAACTGCTCTTCCCAACCCCAAGTGATAGCACTGTTACCTAACACTACTGCACTCTTAATCCATGTAGATAGCTTACTCCAGCCATCAGGATTAGAGTTAAATAGACAGTAATTTACTACAGAAGAAGCCATTTGAGCTCGTTTAGTAGCAGCTATTGTATCATTGTAAGGTACAAACATAGCTAATTTATTATTGTCAAGTAAAAGTTTAACAATTAAAGCTGTGTACCCCTCAGCAATTTCTGCTGAATCTGAAGAGACAATCTTAGAGACACCTTGAGGAGCTAAGTCACCCTTAGCCTCTAAACTCATCTCATAAATAGAATTCTCTCTACGTTTAGCAACGTCAGAATTACCTGTGTAACCTCCATCGGAGTTTCTTATGTATCTGTCAATCGAGTGGATTAACTGGTCGTCATCGACCTTCTTATCATGCTTGCTCATTCGCTCTCTCGCTGATTTAATTTAAAAATTTATAACCAATTACTTTCTGGTTGAAATGAAGCCTGATTAGACTCACTCCAACTAAATCGGTTTAATGTTAGTCTATCTCCGTCAGTACGATAAGCCTCACAACAGATAGCTAACGCCATTACTGTATCATCATGCTTACCTACTGCTGCTCCCATCTTAGTACCACCTGATAGGGTCTCATGTACTACATAATCCTTTAACTCATTTAACATAACTAAAGAAGGAACCTTAATATCAAAATCCTTAAGCATATTCTGAAGATTAGAAATGATAGGTGCCTTAGTACTTACTGTAGTCTTAAAACCTAAAGTATTAATCACATCTAACTGTGCATTAGCTGTCTTCTTCTGTCTGTAGATATTAGGATAACTCATGTAGTGTAACTGTTGTAGAGTAGCAATACCAATAGAGTTACTCTCACAACTTAAGAGACAGTTGTTATACCATCTACCCAAATAAAATAATACCTGACCAAACCTACTAGGGTCAATCCTATTATTTCTGTAAAGAGCTACTACTTCCCTATCACTATTCATTACTACTGCAGTACTATAGTCACCACCTACACCTTGTGCTACGTCAGCACCAATAATGTATTTAGTCTCCATATTAGGAGCTTTCCACACACTAAGAGAACCCTCTCTATCTAAGTCAAAGATAGCATTCTCTTCAGAATACTCTCTAATACTTTCAGGATCCTCAGGCATATATTTAGCTAGAGATTCCGCATCAAATACTCCTCTACCACTCTGAATGAAACTCTCTTGAGCAGTAAAAGGATATTCCTGTTTGAATAACTGAGTAGAGGTTTCTGATATCTTAATCCGTCTCCAGAATAATTGATCATCACTTAACTCATGAGGATGGTCAGTAGCTATACTACATTTCTCTGCTAACTTCTCTTCCTCAACATCTCTAACAAAGCCTTCAGGGGCCACCATCTGATATTCATCTTGGAGGAACCACGGCACAAATAAAGGTTTGAAGTATCCCTCCCCTTTCTCAGCTTTAATCCAAAGATCGTAATAAACCCCCTGAGCACCATTAGAGGTGCTATTAATGATAATAATACTACCTTTAGTCAAAGAAATAGACTGAAATAAACCAGCTAATACTCTTTCTCCTGACTGAAAAAACGCAGCCTCATCACATAAAAGAGCATTATTTGTAGTACCCCTACCTGGATTATCAGCACCAGCAGTAAATACTCTATACTTACTATTGTTACTCTGAAAACCCATCTCTCTAATGTTAGACTTATCTAATACAGGTTTAATATCTTCTGGTAATTCCTCCCAAAACGTCTGACTCATACTAAAAATACTTTCAGTAGTAGGACGGTCAAGAGAAATAATTACAGCTTTAGTATTCCCATAGAACAATGCTCTCCAAAATATGAGCGCGCTGGAAATCGTACTAAATCCTGCTTGTCTATATTTTGAAATAATCATTCGTACATACCCTATCTCTTTCATCTGACGATTAAATTCATCAATGATTAATACTTGAGCTGAATTAACTTTTAAGTTAATCAACCCCAATGTAGTATCTTTAGGGTATATCTTTAAACATTCTTCTATGAATTCCTTTGGATGTTTCTTCCAGCGATTCCATTGTTTCTTCTTTTCTAGAGCTTCTTGTAGCTCTACGTACTCTCTTAATTCATCTCTAGAGAGTCTGTTCATCTCTTCATCAGTCATGTGTGGATCCTATTTGGATGTCTGTTTGTTACNGTACTGTTAATGATAATAATACTTCCTTTAGTCAAAGAAATAGACTGAAATAAACCAGCTAATACTCTTTCTCCTGACTGAAAAAACGCAGCTTCATCACATAAAAGAGCATTATTTGTAGTACCCCTACCTGGATTATCTGCACCAGCTGTAAATACTCTATACTTACTGTTATTACTACTAAATCCCATTTCCCTAATATTAGATTTATCTAACTCAGGTTTAATCTCATCTGGAAGATACTCCCAAAATGTTTGACTCATACTAAAGATACTCTCTGTAGTAGGTCTGTCAAGAGAAATAATTACAGCCTTAGTATTCTCATAGAACAGTGCTCTCCAAAATATCAAGGCAGAAGAAATCGTACTAAATCCTGCCTGTCTGTATTTTGAAATAATCATTCTTACATACCCTACTTCTTTCATCTGACGATTAAACTCATCGACAATTAAGACCTGCGCGGAATTAATTTTTAAAGATACAAGACCTTTTGTAGTGTCTTTAGGGTAAATATATAAGCATTCTTCTATAAAATCCTTAGGATTCTTTTTCCAATGTTTCCATTTGTTTCTTCTTTCAAGCTCCCCTTGTAGGGTTGCTAGTTCTTCCAATTCAGCTCTGCTTAGCTTATTCATGTTTTCTCTCAACTTAAGGAACCAAAGGTTCCGACAGCTTTGCTGTCTTAGGTGTGGTCATTAACATCTACACGAAGTGTCGTGTTCATTACGTGTGTCTATTTTTCTTCTCTTGGTACCCGTGGGTGCTTTGGGTGTCCCCCCCTCGGCCTTTTGTGGCCTTGTGGGCTTTCTTTCTCTCTTGGTCGTCTGTGCGCTCTCCCTGTTTGGGTGTGCTCGCTTTCGGCCTCTCTCTGTGGGGTGTTGTTGTGGTTGTTTCTCTTGTCTTGTTGTTCCTGTTTGTTTGGCTTGTTTGGGGTCTTTGGGTCTCTGCTGACTGTCGTGCTTGGTTCTTTGTCGGCTTTGTTGTT